GAAGAAGTTTATGGCTGGCTGGGCGCGAATACCAAGTTCCGCGAATGGGTGGGCGAACGCGTTTACCAAAATCTGAAGACGCACGGCTACACGATCAAAAACAAGACGTTTGAATCGACCGTGGCGGTGCCGCGTGAATCGATTGAAGACGATCAGTACGGCGTGTACAAGCCACTGATGGCGCAAATGGGTCAAGACGCCAAGCTGCACCCCGATGAGCTGCTGTTTGGACTGATCGCTCTGGGCATCTCGACCACCTGCTACGACGGCCAGTATTTCTTTGACACGGACCATCCGGTCGGTGCGCAGGGTTCTGAAGTCAGTGTGAGCAACTACACCAGCGCGGGCGGCAACAACGCCTGGTATCTGCTCGACACCAGCAAGATTCTCAAACCGTTCATTGTGCAAAAGCGGCGCGACTATGCGTTTATCGCCAAAACCAATCTGGCTGACGAAAACGTTTTCCAGAAAAACGAATTTGTTTTTGGCGCCGATGGCCGCCTGAACGTAGGCTTTGGCCTGTGGCAGCAGGCGTATTGCAGCAAAGCCTCGCTGGACGAGGCGGGCTATGGCGCCGCCCGCGTGGCGATGATGAATTTCAAGAGCGACGCTGGCAAGCCGCTGGGCATCATGCCCGACCTGCTGCTGGTCGGCCCGAGCAATGAAGCTGCCGCGCTGAAGATGGTGACGGCTGAGAAGCAAGCCAACGGCGCAGACAACATCTACCGCAACACGGCCAAGGTCGTGACCTGCCCCTGGCTGGCGTAAGCAGCCCCACCGATCAACTCCTGGAGAACTACCCAATGGCAACCGTGAAAAAAGAACTGGCTGCAGGCCCTGCCGACAAGGGCCTGAAGGTGACATCACGCCCGCCCAGCTTTCGCCGGGGCGGCTTCGCCTTCAGCGGTGAGGCCAGCATCATCCCGCTGTCCGAGCTGACGAAAGAGCAGGCCGAGTCCATCAAGGCGGACACCAACCTGGTTTGCCAGCTGGTGGATATCAAGCCGGAAAAAGACGCCGACAAGGCTTGAGGCCTTCAAGACCATGACCTACGCCAGCCCCACTGACCTCTTGACCCGGTTCGACGCCTCAGAGATTGCCCAGCGTGTGGACCGGGGCGTGCCGCGCCGCGTCACGGCCCAGCTGATGATTGACGTGGCCGCTGGCGCCAGCCTGGCCGCCTATCCGGTTGAAGCTTCCGACCGCGCCCAAGTGGCTCTGGTGGTGGTGCAGCGCGCCCTGCAGGATGCCGATGACACGATCAACGGCTACATCAGCGCCCGCTACACCCTGCCGCTGGCGCCGGTGCCCGCCGTGCTGGGCCGCGTGGCCTGCGAGCTGGCCCGCTACTATTTATATGACGATCAGGTGACTGACCCGATCAAGGACCGGCATACCGCCAACATCAAGTGGCTGGGCGAGGTGTCTAAAGGCACCGTCAGCCTGGGCGCCGATGCGGCCAGCGGCGTGCAGCCGGTGAGCAGCGCCGGGGCCGAGCTGGTGACCAGCGCCCCGGTCTGGAAACGCGAACACAGCCGGGGCTTTCTGTGACCGGCGTGATGATCGAGACGCGGATTGAAGGCATTGACCCGCTGGCCAAGGCTTTGCTGCGCATGCATGCGCTGGGCCAGCGCCCCAGCCCGATCTGGGATGCCATCGGCCAGTACGGCGAGAGCAGCACCCGGCTGCGCTTCAAGAACGAGACAGGCCCGGACGGCCAGCGCTGGAAGGCCAGCAAGCGCGCCCAAAAAACTGGTGGGAAAACCTTGCAGCTCAAGGGCCACCTGCTTGGCAGCATCAGCTACCGCGCCAATCAGAGCGGCGCCGAATGGGGCACGAACAAGGTCTATGGCGCCATTCACCAGTTTGGCGGGACGATCAACAAGCTGGCGTTTTCATCGACGCTGCGTCTGCGCACCGGCAAGGGCGGCGCGCTGCTGCGGCAAAAAGACCATGCCAATCTGGCGGTGTTCGCCAAAAAATCGCACAAGCGGGCCGTGGGGCGCCGCTACACGGTGGGCGCGCACACCATCACCATGCCAGCGCGGCCCTTCTTGGGCGTCAATGCTGCTGATGGCATTGAAATTCTGCATTTGGCCGAGGCGGCAGTTGACCTGGCGGCCCGCAACCAGGGAGGAAATCCGTAATGCTGGCCCATGCTGAAAACGTGCTGATTGATCAGCTAAAAGACCACCGCGACATCAAGCGCCTGGTGCGTACCATCGGCACTCTGCCCAAGCTGCCCACCGACAAGCTGCTGCAGCGCTACTACGCCGATGCGCCTGCGCTCTATATCGTGCCGGGCCGCTTTGTGGTCAAGGACAGCCTGGCCACGATGCATTTCACGGTCGCGGGCGTGGTGCGCAATGTCGCAGGTCAGGAGCAGGCGCGCAAGGGCGATGGCATTGATATCGGCTGCGATCACCTCATCACGCTAGTCATTCGGGCGCTGAACGCTCAGTTCCTGGGCGACTGCACCTGGTCAGTGACTGGCGGCGAGATGGCCGATGACGAGATTTTTGACGCCGCTGGCATTGCGGCCGTCGAAATCACGCTGGAGAGCACGCCTGTCGAGCTGGACTGCAACTACGGCGAGGCCCAGATCGCCAATCTGCCAGCACTTCCAGAAAGCGAGCTGGCCGACTTCAAACACTTTTACGCCGACATTGACTTGCCGCCCCATACGGGCGCGCCGGAGTATGCCAGTTGGCTGGCCGAACCCCCTATTTATACCGACAGTCAGCCCGATGCCACGCTGGATGTCCAACTGCCTGGAGCCTCCTGATGAACCGCATTTTTATCAAACCCGCCGCACCCGGCCTGAAGGTGCGCAAGCCTGTCAACGGCTACCTGGCCGCCGAAGGCGAAGAGGTTAACGCCGAAAGTTACTGGCTGCGCCGCATAGCCGATGGCGATGTGATCACGGCTGAACGCCCGGCAGACGCTGCCGCGCCGCAAGCTGCCAAGGCAAGCAAATCCAGCATTTAAGGAGCATTTATGCCTGACAACATCACGTTCAATACGATTCCTATCGACATCCGCACGCCCGGTCAATACCTAGAAATTGACAACACCAAGGCCGTCACGGGCTTGCTTTCGATGACGCGGCGCATGCTGTTTGTCGGCAACAAGCTGGCCGCTGGAACGGCTGCAGCAGCCACACTGCACCGTATCAACAGCCCGGCCGAGGCGGCAACGCTGTTCGGGCGCGGCTCTGTGCTGCACGAAATGCTGGTGCTGGCGCGCGCGGCGAACACGACCAGCGACATCTGGGCGATGGGCCTGGACGACGATGCAGGCGGCACCGCGCACACCAAAACCCTCACCGTGACCGGCCCGGCCACGGCCTCGGGCACGCTGGCGCTGTACCTCAATGCCCACAAGCTGAGCATTGGCGTGACGGTGGGCGACACGGCCACCGTGAGCGCTGCTGCCATCGCCGCCGCTGTCAATGCCTGGGTGGATGGCCCGATGACAGCGGCAGCGGTGGCGGGCGTGGTGACGCTGACGGCGCGCCACAAAGGCGCCTTCACCAGCGACATCGACGCCCGGCTCAACTACTACCCGGATGACCGCATGCCGGGTGGCGTGGCTGTCGTGATTGCGGATGCCACAGCCGGCGCCGGGAACCCTGATGTGGCGGCGGCGCTGGCTGCGATCAGCCTGGAGGCCTATTACACCCTGGTGACGCCCTACAACGATGCCAGCAATGTGACCAAGTTCGAAACCGAACTCAATGCGCGCTGGGGCGGCATGGACATGCGCACCGGCCACCTGTTTTGCGGTCTGAAGGGAACACACTCGGCGCTGACCACCTACGGCTCGGCGCGCAACAGCCCGCACAGCACGGTGCTGGGCCTCAAGAGTGCGCCCTCGCCCGCCTACCACTATGTGGCCGTGCTGGCGGCAGTGTGTGAGCTGAGCGGCGCGATTGATCCGGCCCGGCCATTTCAGACGCTGGCGCTGCCCGGCATCCTGCCGCCCGCCGAGGCAGACCGCTACACGCGGCCTGAACGTGATTTGCTGCTGCGCGACGGCATCAGCACCTTCACCGTCGATCAAGGCGGCAATGTGCTGATTGAGCGCGTGGTGACCACCTACCAGACCAACGCCTACGGTATTGACGATGTGAGCTACCTGG